GCTCTGGCCGGGGCGCGACGTCGCCGGATACCTCGATGCCGCAGGGGACAGGTGTGGGTGCCGGAACCCCCGGCGTCGCGCTCACCCCGACCCGTGAGCGCACCCTGGCCGCCATTCACGAGCGCGCCCAGGCGGGCCGGCACGCGGTCAACGCGGCGCGCCAGCCGGGCATCGACTCCAAGGCGATTGACTACCTGATCGCCCAGGACCTGGTGCGCTACGTGCCCGGCCAGGAGGGCAAAGACACCTGGGAGCGCAAGATCGAGCTGACCGACGCCGGCATCGCCGCCCTGCCGCGCTCTACCACGGACGCAGCGCCTGCGCCCAAGCTCACTCCGGCAGAGGCCACGATGCTGGCTGCAATGCGCGATGGCACTAAGTGGGCTAACCGGCCACGGACGCTTGGGAATCTGTACGACCGCGGCTTGATCGAGAATGACGAATCGGGCGCACCGCGGTTGACCGACGCCGGTATCGCCGCGCTGCCGCGCTCGACGACGGACGTGCTATTCCCCGACGAGGCGGGCAAGTCGAACCCGCTCGCGCGCCTGTCCGACGAGGAGCGGGCGCGCGTCGACGCGACCGAGATCGACCTGGGCGAGAAGGAAATCGCACCGGCCAGCACGAGGCGCGCACGGCGTACCACGGCTGAGCGCTACGGCAAGCCCGTCACGGACGCCCTTTTTCCGCCCGAGCAGGGCGGTACGCCGGGCCTGGCCAAGCGCCCGGAGGGATTGACCGGGCTGGAGCTGGCCGACGCTGCACGAGCGGCCGCAACTCGCGAGGCTGCGATGGATCTTGGCAATCACCGCGGGGCGAGCGAGACGCGTTCGCCGGAGACGATCGAGTGGGATCGTCAGGCTATGGGGCGGCTCTGGGACGGGCGGCACGACGTGGCGGCTCGGCGGGCGCTTCGTGAGCGCGGCGAGACGATCACCAATGATTCGCTGCGTGCCGAGGCCGCTCGCCAGGAGAGCCGCGCCAAGGACGAGGCGCTGCGCAACGAGGTGTGGGAGTCGCTGCACCGCAACCGCCGTACCGATCTTCCGCGCAGCACTGACCCGGGCCTGACGCCCGCCCAGCGCGAGATGCTGGCCGAGCACGAGGCGCGCCAGGCGGACGCTGACGCAGTACCAGATGCCCCTCGTGTTACTGGCGACACCACGGCGGCGCTGGTGCGTGAGCAGCTGAACCACCTCAACACCAGCGAGGAGGCGGAGGCGTACCTGCGCAGGCTGAACCTGACCCGGGCGCAGCTGGCCGAGATCGTCACCATGCAGGGCAAGAAACCCGGCAGTCTCAGCAAAGACAAGCTGGTCACGCTGGCGGTGCGCGGTGCGCGTATGCGCGGGTACCGCAACGCCGTCGATGAGACGATGGCGCAGGGTGCCGAGGCCGACCCCATCCGCCAGGCCATGCGCGGCGAACTGCCGACCGGGCAGGAGGCGGCTCTGGCCAGCCTCACCGACACGGCAGGCACTGCGGCCATGTCGCGTACCGACCAGCTGCGCAACGCCCTGGCGTCGGCCTCCAGCCGTGGCGCGGGCCACGCGGCCATCGCCCATCTGAGTGCCGTCGATCTGAAGCAACTGGCGCGCGAGTTGAAGATCAAAGACGGCGGGCGCAAGGCCGACGTGGCTGAGCGCATCGTGGAGCGGACGGTGGGCGCGCGCCTGAACAGCCGTGCGATCCGCGAGTCCTCCGGCGCTGGTGACGACCTGTCCCGGATGAGCGATCGCCAGGTGCGCGACCTGCACATGGAACTGTTCCCGTCCGGCAAGGCCGGTCGCGACCAGGTGGAGACCGCACCGCGCGCCCAGCTGGAGCGCACCATCCGCAATGCCCGGGGCGATGGCGCGCCTGCGCAGCCGACGGACCAGATCGAGCGCCTGACCGCCGATTACGACCGCCTGTATGCGCAGGCCGAGGCCCTGGATACCTCGATCAATTTCGCCGAGAACGACGAGGAGCGGCGCGCGCTGGAATTCGATCGCGAGGCCCTCGATCAGCGCATGCAGCGCCTTGACCGCCAGATCGCCGATGAGCGCAAGGCGCGGGCCAAGCGGCGCGACAAGGCGGCCGGGTCGGGCGAGCAGGGAAAAGAGTGAGCCCGGTCGCCCCGGGCGCGACGCAGGCACCGACGCAGCCGGACACCCGGTTCCCCGCGTGGCTCGTGGACGAGCTGATTGCGCAGGGAATCGCCTCCGTGCTGGCGTCGGGCCTGCATCGCGCCCTCTGGCCGACGACGCTGGTCAGCCGCTTCCGCCGGTGGGCGCGCCGCTTCCAGGGCACGCTGCCGACCGTTGAGCAGACGGCCGACTGGCTGACCAGCAGTGAGCGCGCCGATCCGAAGATCGCCCCGCTGGTCGGCGAGGCGTTCGGTGCGGCGTACGCGCAGGGCTGGCTGGTCGGCCAGGACTCGGCGCGCGAGATCCTGGCGCACGGCCTGCGCGATCACCCCTCGATGGCCTGGGGCTTCAAGATCGGCGACACCGAGTCGGCGCGCGCCGTGATCTCGATGCGGCTATCCTCGCGCAAGGTGGAGCAGCTGTGGAACGACGGCAAGCCGTTCATGCGCACCGCTGTGCAGGGCCGCATCGACGCCATCGCCCGGATCCTGACTGACGGCGTACGCGACGGCGCGACGCCGCAGACGATCGCCAACGACCTGCGTACAGTCTTCGATGATCAGCGCTGGGCGCAGCGGGTGGCCATCACCGAGGTCAACCGCGCGGTATCGGCGGCCACCCTGGACGAGTACCGCGCCGACCGCGTGCCGGCCAAGGCGTGGCTGAACGCCCACGACCAGCGGGTGTGCAAAGAGATCTGCCAGCCCAACGGCTGGGCCGGCGCGGTCGCCCTCGATGAGGAGTTCCCCTCGGGCGACATGCACCCGCCAGGACATCCGTTCTGTCGCTGCGGCCTGGTGCCGGAGTACGGTGATCGTCAGCAGCGTTGACGGCGTGGGGTGGAGGTCGGTGAGCCGTGACGGTTCTCGCGCAGCGCACGGCGATTCGCAAGGATGCCGACAGCGGCCTGGACGTGGACGCTTGGAATTCCCAGAACCCCCTGCACCCGCGTTCAGGTGATGGCCGGTTCTCGCGGGTCGCCGGCGTGCTGTCCAAGCTGGCCGACGAGTTCGGCGAGATCATCCGTCACGAGGAGATCGGCGAGGCCGACCACGACATCCACTCGCACGGCGTGCTCACCCTGCACGATGACGGCCGCATCGTCATGTCCTCGATCGACGAGGACGGCACGCACTACCCGTTTATGCAGGTCTTCGGAAGCTTCGAGTGGACATCGCTGGCCGAGTCGATCTCGAATGCGGGCACCGAGGCCAACGCCGCCGAGCTTCACGATCCGATCAAGTCGTACGACTTTCACGACGAGTACGGCGGCAATCTGGACATCTCCTTCGGCACGGAGTCGCCCTCGGGCGATCCGTTCGTCGGCATCGACACCGACGAGGGCGGCCTGAGCCTGAGTCCGGAGCACGCCTGGGCGCTCTCCGAAGCCATCGGCGAGATCGGCGACGCCCGCGATCTGCACATGAACGACGATCCCGAGCTGGCGCGCCCGCTGCGGCCCGGTGAGACGCTGATGCGCGCCCAGAAGATCGGCAACTCCGACAGCGAGCGCGACGTCTTCATCGGCTTGGTGGAGGGGCCGGAGGGCCGCCGCGTCCGGATGTCCTTCGGCGGCAGCGATGATCTTCCGTTCAAGAACTTCACGGGCGGCCTGTCACAGGTCACGGCTGACATGGGGCCGCACGAGGCGGCCGAATTCGAGGAGGCGCTGGGTCACGTCGAGCAGTCGCGCGCCGAGTACGAGGCGCGGCTGGCCAAGGTCCGCAAGATGCAGGCCGACTGGGTGGCCAGCGACGACCCGGCCGCTGTCGAGTACCGGGCGCTTCAGGAGAAAGAGCGGGCCTACTATCGCGATCGGTACAGCAATCCATACCTGACCGAGGCCGAGCGCAATCGCATGTACGACCTGTACCCGCAGCACCTTCAGGACGCAATCGATGATGAGGACGTCGGCCAGGATGGCGAAGAAGTCGACGGGACGGAGATCGCCACGGCTCACGGCACGATCGAGATCGAGCTGGTGGGCCACGGCATGTCATGGGACGAGAAGGCTCAAGGCATCTTCACGGTGCGCGTACGCCCCCCGGGATACGTCTCGCATGAGGAGTGGGCCGGCGATGCCAATTACGACATCCCCGAGGCCGAGCTGACCAAGGCCAACGTGAAGAAGCTGCGGGAGCTGCTGCGTACCGCGTTTCTCGACGCCGAGGGCAACCCGGTCACCAAGAGCGCAGGCTCGGCGACGGATGCACCCGGAGCGGGCCGCGCACGCGCGCTCAAGCGCTACTGGACGCGCGGCAAAGGGCTGGCCAAGTGGGTGCGCTCGGCCCACCCGTGGACGACCCTGCACCGGCACCTCGGCGAGTACATTCACGATCCCGATAAGCTGGACCGCACTACGTCCGCGTGGTTCCATGCTGCTACCGGCATGTGGTCCGGGGAGCGCAAGGGTAAGAACCCGCTGGGGAGAGGCTGACCATGGGCGACACGATCACCAGGGCCCGCGGGCCGGAGATCACGTACGGCTATTTCGGCAACATCGTCAAGTTTGACAAGCTCGACGACGGAACGCTGATGGTCTACGGCAAGGCCGTCGGGCCGGAGATCGATCTCGATGAGCAGATCTGCGACCCGGTGTGGTTGAAGACCGCGATGCCCGACTGGTTCGAGTGGGGCAACGTCCGCGAGCAGCACAACAACATCGCGTCCGGCGTCGGCGTCGAGATGACCGAGGGCGACGACGGCGGGTATTGGCTGCGCACGCACGTCGTCGATCCGGGGACGATCAAGAAAGTCGAGACGCGCGTCCTCAAGGGGTACTCGGTCGGCATCAGCAATGGCCGCGTGGTGC